AGCGCGTATCTGGTTTCGCAGGTATTGCCTCTAGCCGTTTCAACATTGATGGCGGTCAAAAGCCAGCCACCATCATCGGTGCGGCTGACGTTTATGTAAGCGACTTCGGTAACATTCAAGTTGTTCCTAACCGTTTCCAACGTGAGCGTGATGCCTTTGTGCTTGATCCTGAGTACGCAAAAGTATCTTACCTACGTCCATTCCAGCAAATTGAGTTGGCTAAGACAGGTGACGCTGAGAAGCGACTCCTCCTCGTAGAGGTGGGATTACGCGTTTTAAACGAAGACGCGCATGGTTTGGCTGCTGACTTGGTAACTTCTTAATGGAGTAGGGGGGTAGAGAAATCTACTCCCCATTTATTTATGAGCAAAATATTTAGTCAAGACGATTCCACAGGAATCACAAAATACTGGCACTTTGACGAAGAGACAGAGCAAGCCACCATTGAGGCACGTCAAGATGTGACCGCAATCGTTGAAGAGAATAAAGCAATATTCAACGCTACTGAGAAACATGACCGATATGGTGAGTTTTCCCGTGTAGCCAGTATTCCTTTATCTATCTTTTATCAGTTAAAGGCAGAGGGCAAATTAGATGACCAAGCGTACATGAAACGCTGGCTTAATGACCCAGAAAACCGCCACTTCAGAGTACGGGCAGGACAAGTATGAACAATGTATCCGTATGCACACCAGCGCGGGACATGGTCCACACCCAGTTCACCTACTGCCTGGTCAACATGGTGGCCTACCACACACTAAACACTACCGACTCTATCGGTTTGCGTATTAGTCAAGGCACACTCATCCAGACCCAGCGTGCAGACCTATGCCTAGACAGCATGGCAGAGGGTGCAACGCATATCCTATTTATTGACTCCGACATGACGTTTCCGCAGGATTTGGTAGGCAAGCTGCTCAAGCATGACGTGGACATCGTGGCGACTAACTGCGCTAGGCGTAAAGTACCGACTGGGCCAACAGCCAAACTAAACGGTGAACCCCTGTACTCGATGCCAGAAAATCACGGTCTGCAAGAGGTTGACAGTATCGGCTGCGGCGTGATGCTGATTAAGCGTGAGGTGTTTGAGAATATGTCCGAGCCGTGGTTTGAGACACCGTGGAGAAGTGATAAGCGGGGCTATATTGGTGAGGATGTGTTCTTCTGCATGAAGGCCAAGTCGATTGGCTATAAAATATGGATAGACCACGATGTGAGCAAAGAGATAGGCCACATTGGAACCTTTGAATTCAAGCACGACCACACTTGGGCAATGCGAGAAATGGAAACATAAATGGCACTCGACACCTACGCAGATTTAAAGACCTCGGTTGCCGATTGGATCAATCGCACCGACCTTACGTCAGTTGTCCCCGACTTCATCTCACTCGCAGAGGCGCAGATTGAACGGACACTCCGTACCCGTCAGATGATTGTGAGAGCTACAGCGAGTTTTACCACCGAGTACAGCGCAACACCTGATGACTTTCTAGAGGCCAAATCTCTAAAGTTAAACACCAATCCTATTCAAACATTGCAGTTTGAGACCATTGATTCACTCGACTCTCTCAAGATGTCACCGTACTCTGCGAGTGGCAAGCCTCGGTTTTTTGGTATTGTTGGCGGTCAGATTCGTATCGTCCCAGAACCAGATAGCACCTATACGGCAGAGTTAATCTACTACGCAAAGTTAGATAAGTTAAGTGCTACCGTCACGACCAACTGGCTGTTGACATCTTCACCTGATGTGTATCTGTATGGCTCCCTGCTACAGGCCGCGCCCTACTTGCAAAACGATGAGCGAATTAGCGTGTGGTCCAGCCTGTATCAAAGTGGCTTAGAATCATTGCAGGTGGCTGATGACCGTGGGTCAACATCTGGTGGTTCTTTACTGACACGCGCAAGGACATTCGGATGATTACTACTACCAAGGGCGATATGGACGAATCATTGCTTGAAAAGCGTGAGGGTTCAATCGACAATGAGACAGAGACAACCAACTGGGTTGAATACTGGCTTGACAACGAGCTGGTGCATCGTTCGGTTCACATGACGCTGAAACGCAATGTGTTTGCTGATGGAATCAGTCAACAAATTTAAGGATTAAATTATGGCAAATACTCAGGCAATGTGTACCAGCTTCAAGGGCGAGCTGCTTGTTGGGCATCACAATTTTGGTACAGGTGTCACGCGGGGATCGACAGCCGCTGACACCTTCAAGGCTGCTTTGTACTTGGCATCTGCCACGGTCAGCGCAGCCACAACAGCGTACAGCGCAACCAACGAGGTGAGTGGCTCTGGCTACACCGCTGGTGGTGCAACAGTAACCTTTGGTACTGCACCCAGCACTAGCGGTACAACAGCGTTTGTGACACCCAGCGCCAGCATCACCTACAGCTCGGTTACTTTGTCCACGGCGTTTGATGCCGTGCTGATCTATAACAGTACCCAGAGCAACAAGGCAGTCAGCGTGCATACCTTTGGCAGTCAGACCGTGACGGCTGGGACATTCACCTTAACCATGCCGACCAATGATGCAAGTACTGGCCTAATCAGGCTGGCTTAAAAAAGGGGCAGCGGCATGGCTGCATACGGAACAGGCTATTACGGCAAGGGTGTCTATGGTATAGGCAATGTTGTCATCAGCGGCAATCAGGCTGCTGGTGCAGTTGGCACTTTGCTTGCCAGCAGATCGATTCAAGAAGATGGCACGATTGCAACAGGCAATGTAGGCACAGTAGTTTTTACGATAGTTGTTGCCATTACAGGCAATGCGTCAACAGGCGCTGTTAACTCCGTTCTTGCCGATTCTTCAAAAGCAGTAACGGGCAATGCGTCTACCTTATCGGTTGGAAACATTGAGCGTTTGTTATCTATTGATGGAAACTCAGTAACTGGATCAATTGGTTCTGTTGGGTTGACCAGCACCACCGCCATAACAGGCAATGCGTCAACCCTATCAGTTGGCACGATGGTGGGACAAGTTATAACATTCCAAGCCATCACGGGTATCAATGGCACAGGCGCAGTTGGTAGTGTGTCTAATTCTGTCTCGGTAGCCATTACTGGCGTGGAGCTGGTGGGTTACGTTGGCACAATAGTTGGTTTCGGCTGGGGTGCAGTCCCAGACACGGCAGAGACATGGACAGCGCAAGCAGACACGGCAGAGACATGGACAGATTTAGTTGATAATACTACTACTTGGACAGAAACAGTTTAGGAGAGAAATATGGCAAAGACAGAGTCATTGACGCAACAACGCTTGAAAGAAGTGTTGCACTATGATTCTGAGTCTGGTGTTTTCACATGGGCATCCAATAGAACAAGAGCATCTAAAGGGGAAATTGCAGGTGGCAATGATGGTCATGGATATTGGATGATTTGCATTGATGGTGTTAAATACGCATCACACAGATTAGTTTGGATGTATGTTTATGGATTTTTCCCAGAAGAAGTTGATCATATAAATCATATAAGAACAGATAATAGACTTGTTAATTTAAGAGCGACTGATAGATCAGGAAATGCAAAAAACATTTCAAAGCCATTAAATAATGTATCAGGTGTAATTGGTGTTTCTTGGACTAAGAGATTAGGTAAGCGTAATGACAAATGGGAAGTCAGAGCGTGTGGAAAATTTCTTGGATATTTTGATGACTTTTTTGAAGCAGTTTGTAAACGTAAATCAGCAGAATTTAAATTGGACTTTCATCCTAATCACGGAATTTAATGGAGACTTAACATGGCAGATTCCACAACAAGCAACCTACTACTTACCAAACCAGAGGTTGGAGCCTCAACAGATTCTTGGGGAACAAAGATAAATTCCGACCTAGATAGTCTGGACTCAGTATTTACGGCTGCGGGAACAGGCACTAGCGTAGGTTTACACGTTGGTACAGGCAAGATATTGAAAATTGGTGGCAGCATTGATACTGATGCCTCAACAGCGTTAACCATAAAAACAGTCGGCACTACTGCTTTAAGTATTGACACAAGCCAAGTTGTTACATTTACCAACCCTATTGCAGGTGGGTCAATTACGAGTGGAACTGCTGTTGCATCTACTAGCGGCACATCTATTGACTTTACTGGTTTGCCATCGTGGGTAAAGCGTATTACTGTTATGCTTAATGGGGTTAGTACGAGTGGTGTATCTAACCCATTAATACAAATAGGTTCTGGTTCAGCACAAACAACAGGATATTTAGGAGTTGGTCAAAGGTCTTTAGGAAGCGCTACTGGTGAAACTGCATCAACTGCGGGTTTATTAATTAACGGCGTTATTGCTTCTTATTTGTATCGTGGAATTATTACATTTGCAACTTTAAGTAATAATGTTTGGGTGGGTACTTTTACTGGTTGTGAAACTTCTGCTAATGTTATGTTTTCTTCTTCAACATCTGTCACACTTTCAGGAACCCTCGACCGTGTCCGCATCACCACAGTCAACGGCACAGACACCTTTGACGCTGGTTCAATCAACATTCTTTACGAGGGTTAATCATGCAACGCATTGAAGTAAACGTATTAACTGGCGAGCAAACTATAGTTGATTTAACTGCTGAAGAAATAGCTTATGCTCAAGCACAAAATGCCAAATGGCAAGCGGCTCAAGCAAGTTTAGTTGTTGGCAAAACGCTAGAGCAGATTGCCCAAGAACAACAAGCCCTCATCACCACCCTAACAGAACGAATCACAGCTTTAGAAAGTAAAGCATGACAGATACCGAAAAAGACTTAGCCGTACACACAGCAGTCTGTGAGGAGAGGTATCACCAAATAAACGCCATGCTTCAATCAGGCAAAGATAGGATGCAGCGCATTGAGTTCATTTTGTACGCACTTATTCTGGCTACGTTATTGGGGCCAGGCGCACTTGCGGAGGTCATCAAAAAGTTAGCGGGAATTTAAGTGGACCCCTTTACCGCATTTGCCGCCGCCCAAGCTGCAATTAAAGGGGTACAAGCGGCGATAAAAATGGGCAAGGATATCCAAGGCATCATGCACGATGTCATTGGATTTATGGATGCCAAAGATGCTGTAGTCACAGCCAAAGGTCAAAACGCAAAATCAGATACTGGCAGAGCATTGGAAATTGCAATGCACGCCAAGACGCTTGCCGACCAAGAACAAGAATTAAAAGAATTACTCATTTACTCAGGCAATGGTGATGTCTGGGAAATGATGCTGCACGAGCGCTCTAAGATACGCCAAAAAAGAAAAGCAAATGAAATTGCTTTAGAGAAAAAACGTAAGAAAAATAAACAGGATTTAGAGGATATTGCAACCGTCACATTTTGGTCATTATTGATTGTCACAATCGGCGGGACAATGCTGTGGGGGATTATTGAATATCTAACATGGGGCAGATGATGGTTTATAAAAATGTACCCAACGATGAGCAAATTAAAGAGTTTGATAAGTACATTGAGCAATGGCAAGAAATTCTTTACTTGGGTGATTGGCGAATAGAGCGTGGTCTGCGAAAAGAAAAGACTGCTATGGCATCTGTTATATGCGATAACCAATCACATTTGGCTGTTTATAGAATTGGACAATTTGGTGCAGCAGAGATAAATGCCGAAAGTCTGTCAAGCACAGCTTTGCACGAATGTTTACACGTCTTTCTGTTTGACTTGTTATCGATTGCACAAGACCACACAGCAACACAAGAACAAATTGGCGCAGAAGAGCATAAGGTTATCAATGTTTTAGAGAAACTTCTAAAGAGAAACTTATGAGTAAAGCCACCTGTACTGACGAAGAATTTATTGAACTGTACAACACTCACATGTCCGCAGCTAAAGTGGCTAGAGTTTTGGGGATTGCTGAAAGACAGGTAAATTACAGGCGCAATTCCATAGAAAAAAAGTATGACATGATTTTTAAGAGCGACCATGTAGGTTCGCCACGATACGTTCCTCCTGGCAGAAAAGAAACCCCAAGTAGACTAAATTTAAACATCAGCAACGGTGTAGTTATTGTTTTTTCCGATGCACATTTCTGGCCCGGAATTCACACTACCGCCTACCGTGCGTTAATAAAATTTATTGAAAACTTTAAGCCAGTTGCCGTCATTGCAAATGGCGATATTTTTGATGGAGCACAAGCATCACGCCACCCACGCATCGGATGGGAGGGCGCACCTAGTATCATTCAAGAGCTGAAAGCGTGCGAAATAGCAATGGGAGAGATAGATGACACGGCCAAATCCGCTAGACACAATACAAAATTGATATGGACTATGGGTAACCATGACCAGAGATTTGCAAGCAGATTGTCTGCTAACGCACCGCAATATGAATTTGTAAAAGGTTTTAATTTAAGCGACCATTTTTCATCATGGCAGCATTGCACCTCTTGCTGGGTAACGGAAAAATTAGTGGTCAAGCATCGGTGGAAGGGTGGTATTCACGCTACACATAACAACACCGTGAACGCTGGCGTAACGATGGTCACAGGCCACT